GCATTGACCGCTGTTGATCCAGCTCCCAGGGGTAGAGGCCAGGGTCGACGACATTACGCCAGTCTTTTCCACCATCAGCAAAGGCTTGCTTGAAGTGGAATCCCAAGGCGGCCAACTGGCCCTTGAAAGCGGAATCCTTCAATGACAATTCGTGGACATGTTTGAGCCAAAGACGATCAGCGTCAGCTTGACTCATACGACCATAATTGAAATCGTGTTTTTTGAACGTTTCATCAAGCGCGTCGACAGATTGAACGCGCCAATCAGGCTGAGAAACATTACTTTGGAATTTGCCAGCTCCATAGTTTGGTCCTCCCCAATTACCATGGAACTTAAACTGCAATTTCTGCAATTTGTCTGTCAGAGGCCCAGGGTTGCTCGCCTCTCCAATTCGCTCATCATCTTTCCAATCATGAGAGAGATCATCCAGAAAAGATAAACTACCTTCTGGAAGCTTCACAATCGTAACACCCTTCGAGTTCTTGGCACCAAGAGGGGTGAAAACGGCTGTGGCCGGTGACGTATCAAAAAGATGAGCAATCTTGGCAATATGCTCATCATCAATAAGTTCCGTTACAACAAGAGTTTTTGAGGTTAAAGATATGGGCGATCCATTAACCGCCGACATCTCAAAAATGTTGTGGCTACCTGATTCTGCAGTTCCACAACCCTCAAAGCCCAGGTAGAGGCGAGACAACTCTTGATCAGATTTGTAAACGGAATGCACCTGATCCCAAGTAAGAAATTGATCGGTATTTGGAACCTTCACCAAGCTCTGTAGCATGCTCGGATAAGTGCGCCAATAATGTTCGATAAGATCATGAACGATTTTGCGGAGTTCGACGTTGCCCCACGTGTCAATACGCACAGCGTAGAGGCGAAGTAATGACCACAAAACGTCAACACTCTTTGCTCCTTCAACCAGGCAACCCAAAACCCGGTCTTTCTTTGGGCATGGAACCCAGGTGTTCGAGATCGAAGCAGAAGTGCAACCAAGGTAGGTGCACTGATTTGCGGGAACTGGAGTAGTATTCTCCCACTCATAAATAACACCAAAAATTTCCAACACCTCCTGAATACGAGCTGGTGTGAAAATAGGTATATATTTGGGAGAAAAGGTAACAAGACAATCATCACCACAGAGTGAGAGATGAATATTCTGAGTAGACTCAAGAAGT